CCGCCGATCTTCAATACAATTGCAGGTGCATTGAACGATTCTAAATAAATCAATGGCATAAAATAGAAATCCGGATCTAATGGATTGCTGTTGTCTAACACAGAAAATCGCATATTCTCATCGACTTCATCTGGTAAATTGTTCAACGAATATGCTTCGTTATTTAATGTTAATATATTCATTTCCAGTCTACCTTTTTAATTTCAAATTCATATTTTGCATCTTTATAGAATTTCTTTCTTTCTGCAAGATGACGTTTTGCATACTTACAGGTACTTGTTATATCATAAATCTGAACAAAATCTTTATCGTGTGCTTTTCTAATTCCTCTACCAATACTTTGAATTACTCGTGTAAAACTCTTACCTGATTCGATTAATACTAAGTTAAAGATTCGTGGAATATTAATACCCACTGCTGCTACACCGTATGTAGCTACAATAATTTTATTTGTCGATGTTTTAATTTCGTCGTATTCAGTTTTTCTATCTTTTGTTTTTACATTACCTGATACAAAAACTGCATCTGGAATGTTGTCAACTATTAATTTACCGCTTTCAATTCTACCAACTAACACTAGAGTATTACCTGTTTCTGCTATTAGTTTAATTTTTTCACTGATAAATCTCATTCGATCTTCATTAGTAACTTGATATTTTAATTCATCTGCATATGATCTAAATGCTGGTAAATCGATTAACTGTAATACCTGTACATGACATGCAGATAATACACCAGCATCTTGTAATTCGTGTGCTTTAATACCACCGACTACTGGTCCGATACTTGCAAAAATTTGTTCGTATTCAAACTTTTCTTTAGGTATAGTTCCTGTTAATCCCCAACGAATTGGAGCATTACATAAGTTATGTGTGAGTAAGTTTTTCAATACATCAGCTTTTGCCATATGTACTTCGTCAACAATTACTGCTGCTACCCCATCTAAAAATTCTGCTAATGTTATAATATCATGTTCTGAGTTTTTACTTTTCTTATCTAATATATTAAGGCTTTGCCAAGTACATATAGTATGCGTTTTGTTCAAATCTTTGCGATCACCATAATACATACCTACATCTAAATCAACATTTACAAAGTCTTCATATGTTTGTTCTACTAAACTTTTATTTGGCACAATAACTATTGTGCGCCCTTGTGATTCACATACGTGTGCTAACGTAGCAGTTGTAATTGTTTTACCTGCACCGGTTGCAATTTCTTGTAATGCTTGCGTTTGTGTTAAAAATTTATTAATCGCGTCAACTTGATAATCTCGTAGCAGAATAGGTTTACCTGCATCATTATGTCCTTCTGGCCATACTTTGCCAAAGTCTGCCCAATATGTTTCTGTAACTGGCGTAAATTTTAAATTAAATGGCTTACGTAGATCTTCAATGTCATCTATTGCAATTCCCATTTTATTAAGAATTGCAAGAATTGATTCTAAATGATTTAAATAACCAGTGCCACCAATTCCAAATAAGCTAACAGTGCCGTCCCATCTACCTAACTTAAATGACGGTTGGTATCTAGCGTATGCAACTTCATATTTAAATGCACTTGCTAATTTCTTTCTAGCATCTAACGGTAGATTTTCAAATTTAATATTAACTTCATCTTTTATAATTAGTTTGACTCCCATTTAGACCTCGTTTCAATCATTGGTTCCGAGTGATTATATGTTATAATCAAATCACAACATTTAGCGTATACTGCAGTCTTGCTATGGCGTAACGTGTTATTAATACACAACACACTCATAGGTTTCCATTTTTCGTTAAGGAAAAATTTAGGTAATTTCCCACCATAAACACCTGCAACCTGTGTGTCGTTAGTTAACATACTATTATACTGTCTTTTTGCAATCGCGTCATTAAAAATTTTGCCGTCTGGTGTATTATCTAATCTAAAATAAATTCCAATGTTATTATCAATACCATTAGAATTAAGTGCCTGTGTTAATTCGTTAAATTGAGTTATAGTTGTTATATCAGTTGATTGATCAAATACTACAAGCATAGGTAATCGTTGTAACTCAATTAACGATTTAATTACATCATTAATAGAATGTTTTGAATTGTCAATCCAAATTTTAGCAGAGTTACGATTTGCAATTGTGCTAGTTAGTGTAGTATTTTCTAGTACACGGTGTGTAGTGTATTGATATCTTAATCGTCTATCGTTAACGATTAAATCATTAACTATTATAACGTCGCCAATATCAGCAGTAATGCACTTTTTAAATGAAGGATATGGTATACTGCTAACATCATATTGATCTAATATATCTTGTTTATTCCATGATGTAATAGTATCATAATACTGTTGCAATGTTGGATCTATATTAAATTCATAGCTAGCTAAAATGTCTATAATAGTTACTAAGTTTTGTTCATTAAAATCTGCTAGATAAAAAGAACCCGATTTTATTTGATATATGTTATCAGATATAGGAGTTAGTGTTTTACGAACTGCGGTTGAAAACGTACATTCAATTGCAATTACACCAGCATAGTTTTCTTGCAATGGTATAATTTTTGGAATTAGTGACGATCCTGCAGGGATGTGATATACACGCTTTACATCTGGCAATATTCGAAATGGTTTCTTCCAAAGTGGTTGTTTGAGGTAATCTTTATAGTCGTCAGCTGCTTGTGTCATAAATTGTTCATAAGTAACTGTGTTTAAAATTTGAAGTAACAGATTACTCTGTTTTTCGGTAATGTAATTATCTGTTTGCATTGCACTGTGTAAACTTTGCAATGTTTTGTTATCTCTTGACGAGAATGGAGGTTTTGATGACATACTTTGTAAGAATACAAAGTAAAGAAGACTATCTATTGTTTTCATGTGTTATACACCTTATAGTAGTGACGGGCATCTAGCCCGTCGTGTTGAATAATTAAATAGTTGCGTCTTCCATACCAGCACATCGTAATCGTATAATGTTGCTCAATGCATACGACTTTTGATCTAATCCTTTAGTAATGCCTAACCATTTATTTCTTAATAACGCAAATTCGTTTATAATTTTTTCATATTCGATTACCTCGTCTTCACCTTCTACATATTTTTCACAATCACGACTGCTTAATGCGCGGGCGTATGTTTCTAAATATTTTTTAAAGTGATAACTTTTTAATCGTTTAAGTTCTATATTAAGGAATTCTAGGATAGCTTCAATTTCTTGAAGCTGTCCATATCGATGTTCTACAATACCCGGCATTGTAGCCGACGCTTTTTCTACATTTCCTGTTATTTTGCATTCTTGTTTAGCATGTATTAATTCTGCTTCAAAGTGCAATATACCATCAGGCAATCTTGTAATATCTCTAGTGATTGTAGAATACCAACTCATTAAAACTCCAAGTCGTTATATTCGTCATCATCATCAACATTATCTTCTAAATAATATGTAATGGCTTGATCGAGAATTGGGTCAACTCCAGTTGATCCTTGAAATGTACGATCACCTGCGCCAAAATCTGCTAACAACTCAATGTAGCGTTCGGCTGCAATCTCTGCTTGTTTTTTATCAATGTAATCTGCAAATAGCAACCATACATCAGCAATTTGTGTTTCATTCAACATTGTCGTCCTCCGTGACGTAATCGTCGATATCGTCTGCATCATCAACTACATCTAATAATACAGGTTCGTCAGTAAATTCATCCATTACTCGTGTAAGAGCACTGTTAGCATTACTTTCCCATTCTTTACGGTATTGTTTAATTTCAGTACCGTCAGTAGCCACGTATTTAAGTCTATTTCCATCTTTTTTCAAAATGTTCTTTTTCTCAAACAAATCAACTAAACCGCTAAATGGATTCATACCAGTAGTGTATGGAATTTTAATTTGTAAAGTTTCAAATGGTTTAGCATACCGTGTTTTCATAATTTTACATGAAGCGCGAATTCCGTTTACTTCACTAACTTTATTGCCATCGAGATCTTCTTTTAATTTAAGTTTTTTCATAGCGACTACAATTGAACTTGCATACACAAATCCTTGACCACCTGATATCTTATCGTCAGGATCAAACATATCTTGACTTGCATATGTATGGTTAGTACATACTAACCCAACATTATGACTACCAAACATATTAACACAATTACGAACTAGTGCAGTAAGTGCTTTAGGTTTACGACCCATATCACCTTTTAAATCACCTGCTTCAAATTGATTAATATCAGTCGGTGTTAATAACATGCCTAACGAATCAATTACAAATAATACTTTTGGTTTGTCTTCCATCGCTTTATATTCTTTCATAAACTCACTAATAGTTTTAGCTACGTCGTCGATCATAGCCATATTAAGTTTAAGAAGCTTTTCTTCAGTAGTATCTACACCCAATGCATGCAGCCATGATTCGTCTAGTGCATTTTCCGAATCAATCAATACTACGTAGATACCTTGTTCTTGTGCATTTTTAACAATGTTACCGGCACAGATGTAACTCTTGCCTGCACCTGATTCTCCTGCGAACACAGTTACTTTGCCTAAAGGAATACCTTTATGGAAGTCGGAACTAATAAGATAATTAAGTGCGTAGTTGCCAGTGCCGACCCAATCAGTAGGATCATTAAAACCTACACCTAGTCCGTCAATGCTTTTTGTTAGAGTTTTTCGAAATTTTGTTAAATCAAAGGGTTTTGTTGCCATGGTTATACTCCTAATAATGTAACGTAGCAAGACCCCTTGCTACGTTAA